AGCGCATATCCATCCTCCTGAACGGCAGCTAAACAAATCGCCTCCGTTTGAGCCTGGACATATTGAAGCGCACATCCATTCTTCTGAACGGCAGCTAAACAAATCGCCTCCGTTTGAGCCTGGACATATTGAAGCATATATCCATCCTCCTGAACGGCCGCTAAACATTCTTCGGGATCTTCCGTCCACGCGTATCCATTTAATATCTCTTCTATTTTACTTTTATCCACCATTTTCTTTCTCCTATTCATATAAAATGCCCATTTCGTATACAAAATTAGAAATTTTATCATTCATGTTTACCCTCCATACCAATACATTTCGTTCAAATCTTGATCATTTATTAAATCTATTTTGTCTAACCAGTCTAACATTTTTAAATCCTCCGTATCAGATTAATTTAAATTCACTATAGTTTATTTGTCTTTTCTTGTCAAGAACTATTTTTAAATAATCTTTATTTTTATTGAAACATTTTTTTTTACCCTGTTTTCTTCACTAAAAATTATTTTTTCTTCACTAAAAATTATTTTTTCTTCACCTTTTTTTCACCTTTAGTGAAACATATGTGTTTGTTTTTCTTATTTATTCGTTTATTTAGTGAATAAAATATAGAGTATAAAAGCAAATTATATAATTATACAGTGTATAATTAAAAATAGTATATATAAAAATAAAAGTACTTTTCAAAACCCCATTTTCTTCACCTAAAATAGGGTGTTTTTTATATTAATCATAGGTTTATCGGGTGAAGAAAATTGCAAAATCAGTGAAGAAAAGGTGAAGAAAACCTTCACTGGCGGTGAAAATAGTGAAGAAAAGGTGAAAAACAGTGAAAAAAAGGTTTCACTGGCCGAATTGACAACATAAATGGGAATTTCTATACTCACATTATGGAGGATAAAGACATGTCACGAAAATTATTTCCTGAGCTAGAAGAAGAAGTACAAAAACTAGCAGATGAATATTTAACTGATCAAACAGTGGACAATTATAATCGTTATAAAAAAGCTAAATCACTTCTTGCCGAGAAAGTATTAACAAGAAGAGCGAATGAGGGGGTTGTAATGGCCGCTATAGCTTTAAATGAAAAAAATCATACGAGACCGCCCGTTAATGATTTTGAAGAGTTAGCGAGTGTTTCAGGGATGTCTAAGGATGAATTGCAAGTTGCTGCCGCGCAGCTTAAAATGAAATTGCGGAATGTTAATGTAAAAGAGCTTACCATTCGAGGAATTCAAGAGAGTTATCAAACGGGAATGTTGACGCATGAAGAAACGAATGAGGCATTAGACCTGTTGAAGAAAATGAAAGAAGCCACTATTCCTAAACAAATTAGTGGAGAGATTAACGTGTTTTTAGATACTGAGACGGATAATGCCCTTTAGACCTACTCTACGTCAACGAGAAGCCATTCAACTCTTAAAACGTCCTGCACGTTATATTTTATTGCAAGGAGGTTCACGGTCGGGTAAGACTACTCTCATTGTGTATTGGTGTTTGCATGTATGCTTAAAATATCCTGGCGCGCGCGTTTTGATTGCGCGCTTACATCTTTCGGATTTAAAAATATCTATCATTAACGATACGTTGCCTAAAGTGGCTTATCTGATGAGTGAGAATTTAGGAAAATATGTAGAGAGTAATTATAATAAAAATGAGAATGTTTTAAAATTTCCTAACGGTTCTCAATTATGGTTAGGAGGGTTATCGGATAAACACCGTACGGAAAAAATATTAGGAACGGAATTTTGTTTTATATATCTTGCAGAAATTACTCAAATAGGGTATGAAAGTTTTGAAATGTTGTGTACACGTTTGGCGCAAAAAGTAGGAATGCGTAATAGATTCGCTGTCGATTGTAATCCAGCAGCTAAATCTCATTGGGGGTATTGGCTTTTTATGAAACATCAAGATCCCGTGGATAAAACGGATAAAAACGCTGATCAATATGCGACATTGATTATGAACCCTTATGACAATCCTCATTTACCCGAAGATTATGTAGAGAGTATGAGTAATTATTCTCTACGTAATCAACAACGTTTTTTGCGCGGGGAATGGTTAGATGACATTGAGGGAGCGTTGTGGAAGCAGGAATTGATTGATCGTAATCGAGTAAATGTAAAAGATGTGATTAATTTTGAGCGAATCGTGTTAGGGATTGACCCCGCAGTCACGGCCGATAAAAGATCGAGTAATGAGACCGGTTTAATCGTAGTAGGGTTGACAAATAAAAAAGGATATGTTATAGCCGATGCAAGTGGGGTTTATACGCCCGATGGGTGGGGGCAAAAAGCTGTATATTTGTATAATTATTATAATATTGATATGATAATTTGTGAAACGAATCAAGGAGGCGACTTGGTAGTGTCTAATATTACGCATATTGATAAACGAGTAAGAATTAAAAAAATTCATGCAAAACGTGGAAAAGTATTACGTGCTGACCCTATTGTAGGTTTATATGAACGTGACGAAGTGAAACATTTGGGTCATTTTAAACAGTTAGAAGAGCAAATGTGCACATGGGTGCCAGATCAAGGAAAAGATTCTCCTGACCGTATTGACGCATTGGTTTATGCGCTCCAAGAATTAATGGCTCCTCCTCAAATTCCTTCTATTCATAGGGTACGTTAATGTTTCGACTTTTTAAAAAACCTCCTTCACCTACTACAGTAACTACTTTTGAAGGAAAAGCGGCGACTCTTTCTATTCAAAATGTTGAAACGGTTAATTGGAGTCATAAACCAGCTGTTCAAAAATCTTTTGTTCCTCAACGCGGATGTGAACGTGTCGAAGCGATTGATTTTCAATTAAAATTTGGTTCTCGTAATTTTAGTATTGCTGATTATATTGCATATTATGAATCTATTTCACCCTTAGCGGACGCTATCGATTTATTAGCTTCACAATTTGCTTCTATTCGACCTAAAGTATGGGATAAAAAAAATAAAGAATTCATAGAAGATCACCCTATTTTGAACTTGTTTCAAAATCCTAATACGACAGTGGATTATTTAGAATTTGCTGAACAAGAAATGTCTTTTTTTGAATTGACTGGCAATTGTTTTTGGATTGTCACGTCTTCTCGATTGGATGGAGAACCGATTTCTTTAGAATGTGTACCTCCCCAATGGATTAGTCCTACTATTGGCGCTGATGGGTATGTGGATAATTTTAATTATACACCGATCAATTCAGGATTTTCTACACAATTTAAACGTGTAATAAAGCCTGGTGAAAAGATATTCCGTTATTTATCGTCCGATGGGAATCAAGAAATGTTTCAATTAAAACGTTTCAACCCTAATAGTGGAGGTTTCCGTATTTTTGGCATTTCTAAATTACGATCTATGGCGTATCAATTGGAGCATTTTAGAAACGCATGTTTACATAATATTGCATTACTTGAAAATAGCGCGATGCCTTCAGGAATGCTTACAGCTAGCGGGGATTTTCAATTAATGCCGGATCAATTAAACGATTTACGAGCAGAGATGGATAATTTATTTTCTGGGGCTGCAAATGCTGGTCGGATTATGGTCACCGATCATTTGGAATGGAAACCGTTTGGTTTAACTAATAAAGATATGGATTATATTGAGGCGCGAAGTCAATTAAAAGAGGAAATTTATAACCGTCTTAAAATTCCTCTCGCATTGATTAATTCGAACGCTTTGAGTTTAGCCAACATGAGTGTGGCAGAGCGTCAATTATATAATTTATCTATTTTACCCGCAGCGGATAAGATTTTTTCAGCTCTTACGATGCATTTGATGTTTCGGTACCCTGATGGAGAGAATTTATGTTTAACATATGATCCGTGCACTATTCCAGCATTGAAAGAGCAAGCCATTGATGAATTGACTAAAATGGCTAAATTAAATGTGATGAGTGATGCGGAAATACGTTTACGTTTAGACTTACCAGAAGCTAATAATGCAGCTGCGGATGAAATATACAAACCGAGCAATAGTATACCGGCCTATGGGGTGGTAGATGAACAATCAGCAAGCCCAGCAGGATAAAAAACAAAAAATTAAATGGGAAAGCGCCTTATTAGGCACTCTTTTTTCTTTTTTAAATAAAACACTTCGTCGTATTAGATTGTATTATGGAGAGGTTCAACAACTTTATCATATACAAAATGACCGACAAGTGCTTCAAGATATTCTCACTAAACACTATATGAATGTCCAAGAAACGTTTATAAAAAGCGAATTAAATCGATTAAATATTACTTTAGAGAGAAGTGAATTAAATAATTTAAGACATATTTTAGATAATAAAGCATCTTTGAGAGCAACTGTCCAGTCAGGTTACATTATTCAAACTATGCAAAAAAAGTTAAATCAACAAGGGGTTGACAATTTAAAAATATGGCAACAAGAAATGAAGCGTCATTTTAAAGGAATAGTAGTTAATACAGAGACGCAAGGAGTAGCAGAAGACACAAAAAATGTTACTATAGGATTTGTTCAAAATATAGGAAAATTAAACGATGTGAAAAGGATAGAGAGAATTTGGCATGATGTAGGAGATAATAGAGTGAGATTAGCGCATATGGAGGCTCACGGTCAGATTCAACCTTTTGGTTCAAAATTTTTAGTAGGAGGGGAATTGTTGCGTTATCCTGGAGATCCTGTAGGGCGTCCTGATAATATCATTAATTGCCGTTGCACTTTATTGACCAGAGTGATAAAATAATCTTTGCTTATAATTAAGTCGTTCTTTCCAAACATTCTCAAGGATGAGATTATTTTAAATAAAATCTTGACATTTAGATAAAATGGCTTTTTAATAATAAAATGAACAGAAAAAGTATTAAATTTCAAATAGAGAAAGCCGTCGAATCGGAAGATAGAAGTATCGGAACTATTCGGGGGCTTGCTTCTACTTATTCAACCATTGATTTTAATGGGGATCAAGTTCTCCCTGGAGCTTTTAAAAAATCTATTCAAGCATTTAGAAAAAATAATCGAATGGTGCCGATGCTTTCCGGTCATTCAATGGATAAAGTTATTGGAGGGTTTGATCCTTCTCAAATGAAAGAAACGGAAGATGGATTGATAGTGGAAGGAAAAATAGATTTAGATACACAACGAGGTCGTGAAGACTTTTCTTTAATGAAAAAAGGCTTTATGACCGGAATGTCTATTGGCGGAATGGTTTCTCCAGAAGATGTTGAGCTGACGTCGAAAGGGGTAAGACAGATTAAGAATTTTGAATTAATGGAAATATCGGTGACACCTATGCCAGCTAATCAAGATGCTCAAGTAACGGAAGTGAAAGGGGCTACAAGTTTTAAAGATTACCCTTTAATGGATGAAGGAACAGAATGGGATAAATCTAAAGCTATTAGCGATATCCGAGCAAAAACTAAATCAGAAGATGGACCGAGTGGGACTTATCGTAATGGTTTTATGTGGTTTGATAGTGATGATTCGGAAAGTTTTGGAGCTTATAAACTTCCTTTTACTTATGTAGTAGATGGAGAGTTTAAAGCCGTTCCACGGGCTATTTTTGCAATTGCGGCCGTTTTAAATGGTGCTAGAGGAGGGGTGGATATTCCCGCTTCGGACATCGCAAAAATTAAGTCAAATGTGGAAAAATATTATAAAAAAATGAGTCGTGATAGCCCTTTTACTACTTCAAATGATAAAAGTTTGAAGAAAGATAAAGAATGTGATACGGTTGTAAAAGCTACTGAGTTAGATGTTAAAATGACAATGATGAAATTAAACAATTTGATACGGAGGATTAAAAATTGATTGTACAATTAAGGAGATAGAAATAATGAGCGCATCGACTGACATGTCAACAGATGTTTTGAATAAAGTTAATGAATTGGCAACTATTATTCATGAGCATCAGAACACTTCTGAAAATTATCATGAAAAACTAGATCGTTTGTCTACTAAAAGTGCAGATTTGCTAGAAGAAATAGGATCTATAAAATCTCAAAACGATAAACAAAATGAAGTAATTAAATCGTTAGAGCTTCAACTTTCGCGCACTCCTAATGGTTCAATTAATAAATCTAATAAAGGATGTCCTCAAGATTATTATATCGCGATGGATAAAGCATTACGTCCTGCATTAGGCGCTTATCGAACTTCGCTAGATAGCAATATTCTTAAAGAAGTTCAAGAATGGGCTCTGAATGATGCTAAAATAACTCCTTATTTTGCCGATTCTTCGTTAAAAAAGAAGATAACCAAAGACGTTATTGAAGGAGTCAACCCTCAAGGCGGTTACTGGATTATACCCGAATATTCTGCTGAAGATGTTACACGGGAATTTGAAACTTCTCCTATGAGAGAAATTTGTAATGTTGCAACTACAGATTCTAACATTCTACGTTGGATCATTGATGATAATTTGAGTGAATCTGGTGGATGGGTTGGTGAAGTAGAAAGCCGTTCGGAAACCGAAACTGCTCGGATTGGACAATTAGATATTCCAATTCATGAACAATATGCACAACCGCGCGTTTCTCATTGGATGCTGGATGATACTATGTTTGATGTAGTAGGGTGGGTTTCTAATAAATCTGGTCAAACTATAACTTTGCAAGAAAATGCAGCTTTTCTAACGGGTAATGGTTCTAAAAAGCCTCGTGGCATTTTAGATTATCCTTCTTGGGGTGGGACACCTGTCGTATTCGGTAATGATAGCAATTATGAGATGGGAGCTCTTGAAACTATTTATTCTGGAGCTTCGGGCAATTTCACTTATGAGGGTTTAGTTAATACTCAATTAAGCTTGCTAGAAGCTTACCAGCCTCGGGCTATTTGGTTGACTACTCGTCAAGGTTGGGCGCAAATACTTCAATTGAAAGATAATCAAGGTAGACCTTTATTTCAGTTGCAAGATCTTTTAAAAACTGGGGCACAAGCTGTTTTGTTGGGTAAACCTGTAAGAATAGCGGCGCCTTCTACTGCTCCAACTGATCCTACTATTCCCGTTACTGGGGGGGGCATGCCTGTTCCTGGTGCGGATGCTAAAGCTATGATTTATGGCGATTTTAACAAAGGTTATACTATTGTGGACAGGGTTGGATTTTTCACTATTGTTGATATGGTTACTGACAAACAATGGGTTAAATATTATGTTCGTAAGAGAGTTGGTGGAGCATTAACTAGTTATCAATCTTTAAAAGTTGTACAACAAACAGCCGTTCCTGGCCCTTTAGTAAACATTGACGTTGCTCCTACTAAAGAAGTAGTTAAAAAAGAAGTTAAATCTTCTGTTAAAAAAGGAGATAAATAATGCCTATTAAAGATAATAAATCAAACACTAATGTATATAGCCTTCAATCATTTGATGAAGCAGGTGGCGCGACTATTGTAACGACTGGTTTTGATACGGCTAATATTGACAATGGGGTTACTTTTTTTATTACAGTGACAAGTTCAGGAGATCCTGCTAATACAATTAGTTTAGATTCAGTAGAACAAAGTCCAGATAATGCTGTTTGGTCTGCCGTTCCTACGGAAAATCTAATAGGAGATATTACCAATCTTCAAAACGTCACCTTAGCGGATGTAACTGCAAGTGTGATAGGATCTTTAGGTGTATTTGGCGTTGAACGCTATATCCGTTTTAATTTGAGTACCGATACTGCAAATACTGGCAATATGGCTGGGAATTTAAATCTAAATCTAGGAATTGAGATTAAACCTGGCGAAAAATAATGGCGATTTCAGATATTAAATCTGATTTAACCACTATTTATTCTGATCTATTGGCAATATCTAGTGGATCAACAGTGTTTAGTTCGTCTATCAATATTAAAGATTATGATGATGGGGTTGAAACGATTAAATACTCTAAGTTGTGTAATTACTGCTGTTTTTGAGATAAATGTTTAATTGTTTAAAGGTGAATTATGTTATCCAATATAGGATTTGTTACACAGGGGCGTCCTTTAGTTACTCCCAATGTAAGAGTAGCTCGCGTTGAACGTTATGAAGTTTTAATTCCTCCTTCTTTAGAGCCTTTAACATTAGATGAAGTTAAAGAATGGTTAAAAATCCCTGCTTCAGTTACTCAGGATGACAATATTTTAAGTTCTTTAATTATAGCGACCCGTATATTTTTTGAAAATTATACTAATCGTATATTAATAAATACTACTTTTCGTAATTTTAGTAATTGTTTTGCTCAAGCGTTTGAATTTTCTAGAGGTAAGTTGCAATCTTTAGAATCCTTTCAATACTTAGTAGATGGTTCATTTATTGATGTACCTATAGGGACTTATCAAGTTTTAAATGAAACATTTTATTGGCGTATCATTTTTTCTCAATTTCAAAATTTACCTTCTAATAAAGATGATAATATTAACATCTATCAAGGGATAAGAACTGATTTTATAGCGGGTTTTGGACCTCTTCAAGCCGATATTCCTCAAGATATTAAGATAGGATTGTTAAATCATATTGCGGCGTTATACGAAAATAGAGGAGACTGTAATACTGGCGATTGTGTTTCATGTGCGGGAGCTTTGCCTCCCACTTCTAAGATGATATATAATAAATATCGCTATATGTCCGTATTTGGTGCTAAATATCGAGGTGTTTAAAATAAGGAGTAAATAATGGCTATTAAAGATAATCGTTCTAATTTAGAATTTATTCAATGGGGTTATCATGTTTATAATGATGTGCCCATCAGTACACCGGTAGTTTTTACTGATATTGATACACGTTTATTTAATAATGGAATAACATTATGCCCTGTCATTAATTATAAAAGTTTTGGATCGCCTGTAGGCGTTACTATTACTTCATTTGAACAAAGTGAAAATGCTGGAGGTCCTTATACTTCTATTCCTGATGATAATTTAATTTATGATGGGCCTGCCCCTTTTAGAAATACTTTACCTATTATTGGTATTCCTTTAAAAACAACAGGTATTTTTGGGAATGCGCGATTTTTACAAATTACGATGTCTTTAAATGTACCTGTATCTGCAAGTAATTTTGTAGCAGTAGGATTATGGGGAATAATGGGGATAGAAATTAAACCTTATGATAATAACCAATATTATTAATAGAGGTACTTAATGGCGAAATGTGTAAAATTACAAAGAACTAAAACTCAAGTATGTACGGGTAATTTAGATAAATTAATTGAGATTTATCAAAGAGATATAGAACCCCCTTTAAATTCTTTTATAGCAGATCCAGATTATACCGAAACTTTTACTCTTCTTTATACGGTTTGGTCGATGATTCAGACGCCAAAAGGTAAAGTTATTTTTGATGATGTTGGTACGGAAAAACGTATCACTAATGTATTTTATACTCGATATTTACCGGATATTACTTCTCAAAATTGGATCGTTTATAATGGGCAGCGGTATGATATTGAACGAGTAAAAAATTTAGAAGAAAATAACCTTTATTTAGAAATCGCCACTATCATTCGTGGTGATGATACAAAAGCAGCGAGTGAAGCATGATTGATATTATTTCTAATAAAAATAATGATAAAATATTTAAGCATTTAAGCGCTTTAGATCAACATTATAGGTCAGGCATTCATCAAGCTTATATTGTAATTGGTAAATATTTAGAGCGTACTAATCGGGATGATTTTAGAGCTAAAAAGAATGGGCTTTTATATCGAATACGTATTAATGGGCGTATTATTAATCATCGAGCATCTGCACCTGGAGAACCTCCTGCACGTTTGACGGGTAATTTAGAAAAAACAATTAAGACTAAAACATCTGGGTTTACTCAAATGGAGTATAGTGCTGGTGGAGGAAGAGTTAATTATGCTCGTTATTTAGAAGAAGGGACGAAAAAGAATAATGAAGGAAAAAGAAAGATGGAACCTAGACCTTTTATGAGTAAGGCTATTCGAGATAATGAAGGAAAAAGTGTGATTACTTTTTATCGTCAAATAGGGAGGAGGTTACGATGCGAATAGCGCCTATTGTCAATCAATTAGCCGCGTATCTTCCTTTTTTTACGGATAAATTTACGGATACTTTGGATATTATATCAGCTAGTCAGAGTGAAGGGATAGCGACTATTGAGACCTCTACTCCACACGGTTTAGTAGTAGGATCAACGTTTGTAGCAACAGGAATTGTTCCTTTAATACCTGTTAATAATTTGACATTGATTAATACTGATCAGGTTATTGTTAGAACTCTTTTAGATAATGGGTTGGTAAGCACCTATGATTTTAAAACTAATAAACCTAAAAATGTAGCTCCTCCAAATTTATACATTCAAGATGTTATAGAACCAGCTTATAATGGTGAATTTCCTATCGTGGATGTCCCAAACCGTTTTGCCGCTATTTATCAATTACCTACGGCTCCTGTGTTACCGCCGACAGCAAGTGGTAATTTGCTTAGATATGCGGCAAATGGTTATGTAGGGTTAAAAACTGTGACAAACGTTATTGACACTACCACCTTTGAATATGCGATTGATAGTAATCAACCTGAAACAACTACTAATACTGGTTTGATTCATACAAAAGCTCGTATTAGTGGAGTGGTAGATTTAACCCGAGCTGAAGATTCTTATACTCGCCAAGGAAGTGATCAATATTGGTTATTTGTTACTCAAAATGATAGTTTTGCTTCAAAAGATCGTAATACATTGAATGATGGGCTGACTACTATTAAATCTACAGTTGATTATAGGCAACGTTTAATCGATAGTATTAATGTATTTGTCTTTGTTCCTACGAGTGAACAACTTAGCGCTAGAGCTGCTATTGATGCGTTAGAAGATATTAAGATAGCCCTTTTTAAAACATTGGTACGTTTTAAGGCTCCCATTGAATATGACGCTCAAAGTTCATTTCAATTATTTTTTGATTCGGTTAATACGGTGGGTTATACTACTGCATATGTGGTTCAACAGTTTATTTTTCAAGGGGATTATGATATCACGTATTATGATACTTTTGATTCTGGTTTATATTCTCCTTTTAGAGATATTACTGCAAGTAGTTTAATAAATGGAGAAAATTATTTATGGTCATCAAATTTGGACGTTGACCCTGACTTTTAATTAAGGTAAGATGAATAAAGAATTTAGGAGGATTTTAAGATGTCAATAGTGTCATTACCCAAAACTACGTTTAATTTAACGGTTGCGCCTCAACCTATTGAAAATAGTCCTCAAAAAGTATTATTTTTAGGACAGCAAGTTACAGATACTAGCACTGATCGAGAATTGATTACAAATATTCAACCTAATGGTCAAGAAGATACTCTCTTTGGACGTAAAAGCATGTTGGCTGCAATGATTCGAGCCTATCGGGAATTGGATACTATTAATAGAGTTGATGCTATTCCTTTTAATGATGCAGTGGGGGCCGTAGCTGCCACCTCTACGGTCACATTTGTTGGAACTGCGACTGCTTCTGGTACTATTATATTTTATATTCAGTCTAAAGTTAAGTTTGTATTTAATGTCCCCGTTGCGGTGGGAGATACTGATTTAATTTTGGCAGCGGCTTTTGCATCATTAGTGAATACTAATGATGAAATTTTAGTGAGCGCTACTGATAATTTGGATGGAACTGTAACTTTAACGGTAGCAAATGAAGGCACCGTTGGAAATTTCATTACTATTGAGCAATCTGGAAGTGTAGGGGGGATTGTTTCTAGTATTACAGCTTTTGCAGGAGGAACAACAGATCCTACTATTACAGGCGCTATTTTTGATCAAGTAGGAGATACACGTTACAATACTATTGTTTATCCGGCTCAATATGATAAAAGTGTTATTGCGACCTTTTTAAATAATAGATTTAACCCTACAAACGCAATAGAAGATGGAGTAGGAGTGACTAGTCAAACTGATACTCAAGTAAATTTAGAAACCGAAGCTGATAGTTTAAATAGTCAAAGTATGGTTTTATTAGGGAATAAACCCGTTTCTTCTACAAATTATGAAGGAAGTGCTTTATTTGAGTATGATCCGGTTATTTCGTCTTATTGGGCAGCCATTAGAAGTTTACGTTTAACTCTAGGTGTTAATATTCCTAATTTTTTAATAGGACCTCTTTTAGCTAATAATCCTGTTGGAGGGCCGAGAGTGGCTGCAATTCCTTATTTTAATACTCCGATTTCTACTTTAGCTACTATTAATACGGCAAATGGATGGACGCGGGTGGAACAGAATTCTTTAAATGATAATGGTGTATCATTTGCGGGCAATAATATTGCCAATAATGAAGTCATTGAAGGACAGATGGTAACTACCTATCTTAATAATACTCAAGGTCAACCAGATACTTCTTATAAATTTTTAAATACTGTAGATACAGGAAGTCAAATTAGAGAATTTTTCTTTAATAATAATAAAAATGAATATGCTCAAGCGGTTTTAACTGATGGCGATGTAGTGGCCTCTTATCAAGTTAATGTTGATTCATTTAACGCTTTTCAATTGTCATTATATAAATTATTAAGTGAAGACCCTTATAATTTGACCGTGGCGGGATCAGATTTTTATGAATTCTTTAAAAACAATATTCAAACTACTTTCGATTTAGCTAGCGGTACTATCACTACCGTTATGATAGTTCCCATTGTATCTCAAGTACGAGCTATTAACGGAACAGTTGAAATAGCATTTAATGTAGTAACAGGATAAATGAGGTAAAATTATGGCTAATGCAATTACAATACCTTCGGTACAAGTAAATGGTCAATATTTAGGAATTGTTCCTAATTCTTTAAAAGTTATTAGAGGTAAAGGGACCACCGAAGTAAAAGCCCAATCATTTGGTTCGAGCGTCCAACCCGTTTTTGAGACTAATCAGGAAGAAGCAATCGGACACATCACAGTGCAAGTTTATCCTACTGATACGACTATTAATCAAATTCGACAATTTCAAGATTTAGGATCTACATTGCGTGTAGATATTATAGATCCTGAAAGCGGCACTCCTCGCAGTATGCGGCCTGCGGTAGTGTGCAATGATCCTAATTTAGAATTAGGAGCAGATCAAACTATTACAGTTGAATTTAAAGGATCTGCTGTAGTTTAATTTATTTAAAAAGAGGTAACACATGTATAAAGATTTTTTTGAATTTAAATTAACTCAACCAATTAATCAAGAAATTAAAGAATTGGTACTCTATGCTCCGAGAAATATTCATCGTCCTTTAATGGGTAAGCTTGATTCAATGTTAATGAATGGAATGATGAGATTTCAACAGTCTCAAGTCGTTGATTCTTCTACAACGGTTTCTACTTCAGAAAGTGATAACCCTTTTGAAGATGTTGAACCTTTACAAATAGTAGCTATGTTGAAAGCTGTTCCTTCTGACACTTATGATTTTTTCCCAATTTTTTGTGAAGTTTTTAGAGATTTAATATTATCTGACGAAATATGTAAAGTAAAATCAGATAACGCAAAAATCGCTCCTGGATATTTTGATAAAATGTCTTATCAAGACGCTGATAGATTAATGGGGGAATACATTAAGAATTTTTTTACCTTATCCGTTTCTTTATAAATTCGTATGATGATTTAATATGTTTTTTATTAAAATTTTATGAAGGAGGGGTAAGTTTTAACGAGGTAGAGAAAATGACGGTGCACCAAATATTAATGTTAAAAAAATATGCGGATAAACATCTTGCACATGAACGTCAAGAGATGGCAAAAGCAAGGAAGAGATAAATGGCTACATCTAATAAAATAGTTTATACTTTTGTCGCCATTGATAAATTTACTGAAACTGCTAATAAAATACGTAAATCTATCAAAGATTTAAATAAACAATTTAAATCTTCCTCTTCGTCTATTAATGAAAAGTTTTCTAAACCTTTAGAAAAAGCTAAAAAAGTTACTGAAGCAACTAATAATGTATTGAAAGATGTAGTTGCTACTTTTAATAAAGCTCCGGCACCAGTAGAACGTACAGGTAATATTGTTTCACGTTTTACAAATAAAATAAGCAATGCGACCAAACATATTAGTGGATTTTCTAAAAAATTTGATAAATGGGCTGATATGTTCGGAATGCAAGCATATTTTAAATATATGAATATTGCTTTACCTATGACAATTCTAGCGCATTTAGGGTTAAAGTATTCTCAATCTTTAGAATCAGCTAAAATATCTATGGATTCTTTATTTAGTAATGTTAAAGGGTATGCGAAATATCAAAAAATTATCTCTCAAGATGCAGCAAAATGGGCTTTAAAATCTCCTTTTTCTGAAGCTGAATATATGCAAGCCACGGCTGCAATTGCTCGAAGAACTGAGAATATTCAAGTGGCGGCTAAATTCATGCCGCAAGTAGTAGGATATGCTGCTGCTATGGGGCATTTTCAAAAAGGTCAATTAGTTCCTACTGCTACTAAACTAATGAGTCAGATTATTAGCGGCCAGATAGGAGAACTTCCTATTAGCACGGCTCAACAGGAATCCCTACGTCATATTTTAACTGGTCCGGCATATTCTAGAATGCAGCGAGCCATGCAATGGTTCCAAGCTCATCCAGAAATATTTAAGAAAGCTTTATCAAAAGAGCTTCATACGTCTTATGTTCAATCGGCTATTTTAACTACTCAATTAAATAAATTAAGTGGGGTTATCGTCCAAACGATGGAACCTGCTATTGAAAGTTTAACTAACTTTTTTGTTAAATATTTGCCAAAGATTGAAGGATGGATTAGAGCACATAAAAAGTTGATAGTAGTGATGGGTAAAATCAGCATTATAGTGATGGGGTTATTAGGAGGATTGATCGCCATTGGGGCTGCATTAGGAGCTGTTGCTATCATTATGGCAGCTTTTGAAACTATTCCTATTGTTGCAGTTTTTGCAGCTATTGGATTAGCTATTATGGGAATAGTAAGTGCCGTTGGAATATTTTATCCTCAATTAAAAAATTGGTTAATTGAAGGTTTCACTAATCTACAAGCTGAAATTAGCGGAGCAACTAGCGCTTTAAAAGAATTTTATTATGAACTTTCCCATCCAGTTACAAGTGCTAAAGGATTATTTCATAGTTTTAAAGATTTTGTTACTGGGAAATCTCAAAATCAAGATTTAAATCCTTCTTATATCTTAAATACTTTAGGAGTGACAAGTACACATGGGGTAGTTGATGTTTATGTAAGTTCAGATCATCCTAATACGGTCGTTGCTGGAAAGGGAGATGTTAAAATCCATCATCATGGAAGAACTGGACGTAATACAGGGAGTTATAATCACGTATGAGTAGTGAAGTATTAAACACTTTTCAGAAAGCTTCTTTTCGAGGAGTTCCATTTTTATTCACTTCCCAACGCCAAAATGGAGGTCGTAAATATAAAATATTTGAATATCCTAATCGTGATGCACGTTTTACGGAAGATTTAGGACAATTACAACGCACTTATCATTTAACAGCAACTATTGCTGATAGTACAGTCAATTATAAAAATTCAAAACAACGATTAATTGATGCTTTAGAGAAAAAAGGAAAGGGTACTTTAGTTCACCCTACTGATGGTATTAAGGAAGTTTTTGCACTTCCTTACCGATTAAACGAAGGAATAGGGCATACGGGAACGGCTCAGTTTGAATTAACTTTTGTAGAAACTGGTGAACAAGAATTTCCAAAAAATTCACCTTCAAATGTTTCTACTATTTTACAACAGCTTAATAACTTTATTAATTTAATTAATACTGATGTGGCAAATTATTGGGGGGCAACGGCTTCCTTTCAAGGAAATATTGAATATTCTGCAAATTTAATATTTGGATTGGTAAATTTATTTGAAAATGCTGGTAATTTAATAACTGATGATGTGACAGCTTATTCTAGTTATATTCGGTCTTTAAATGAACTTAATGAAAATGCATATAGTTATCCTACAGATGCAGAAGGTTATAGTTTAAATGTTCAAGATTTATTCAATTTTGCTGGTCAATTGGCTACTACCAATGATGACAGATTAGTTATTTTTAAATCATTTTTTGGATATGAAAGTGCTATTTCTTTTGATTCTATCACCGTCGGGACTGATGAAAGAGAGAAAAATAGATTAATCACTACTCAATTAATTAATGCTCAAAGTTTAGTTTATTATTATTATTCTGTTGCGATTACTTCTTTTGATTCCGAAGAGGAGATAGAAGCCCAACATAAATTATTAAACGAACAATTTATTAATGTAGTGATTAATAATATCTTTACTGATATTTTAGGTAACAGCTCCCCAGTATTGAGTGATGAGACTTTATCTTTATTAGAAATTTTAAGATTTAATGCTCATCAATCCTTAAACCGGCAATTGACTACGGCAAGACGTATAATTGATATTAATGTGAAAAACGATTCTCTTCTCCCATTAGTATTTAATTACTATGACAATTTAGATTTTTATGACACTATTTTCTTTCTTAATGATTTAACCAGTGCTGCTAATATAGTAGGAGATTTAAAGGTGTTAAGTAATGAAAATTAGAGTTAATGGGGAAGATTTTGTAGGTTATGAGCGCGCCCAAGCTTCTCGTCATTTTTTAGATATTTGTGGGAATTTTTCTTTTACAGCTTCTCCTTTAAGATTAAATACGCAAGATTTTCCTATTCGTGTGCAAGATTCTTGTGAGATTTTAATAGAAGACAAAACTTTTATTACAGGATTTATTGAAACTATTGACGTAACAAGCGATGCTAAAAATGTAAATGTAACGATAAGTGGTCGTGACCGTACTTGTGATTTAGTAGATTCTAGTATTGATAATAATTTTATTTCTCAATTTAGTGGAAAATCTACTCTTCAAGATATTTGTGAAAAAGCTTTAGAAGTATTAAACATCCCTAATATTGATGTGATTGATACGGTTAAGCTACCTACTTTACCTCAAGGGACGTATGTCCTTCCGTTTGTAGGTGAAATGGCTTTTGAATTTCTTCAGAGATATGCCAAATTAAGCCAAGTTTATCTTAATACTGATGGGTTAGGTAATTTATTAATTGTACGTTCAGCGAATGCTAATGGGAATGGAGTATTATTGCCTACTATTCTTATTAATCAATTTGAAGGAAAAAATAATAATGTTATATCTGCTCATTACCACATTAGCACAGTCCATCAGTATAACCTTTATCGCGATTATTCTCAGTTATCTGCTACTAATGTAGAGGGAGGAGTTGAAAGCTTAGGAGGAGCTCCAGTAGGAGTTGCGGGACAAGTTATCGATCCTACAATTCGGACTGGGCGTCAATGGGTATTCATTGATGATATCCCAGTGGATGCTCAAAAAGCTGAACAACGGGCTATTTGGGAGCTTAATTATCGACGGGGTAAATCACAATTTTATGAAGTTACAGTTCAATCCCATACTTATGACGGGGTTAATATTTGGCAGCCGAATGTATTAGTGGAAGTTTATGATGATTTTGCTGGTTTAAATGGTTTAATTTTACTTATTGATTCAGTCACTTTTTATGAATCGGTAGATGAAGGGAAAACAACCGTTTTGAATTGTGTGGACCCATTAGCTTATACCCTTCAAACTAAAAAAGATTTTTATCAAGCACAAGCGGATACAGGGTCTACTAAATATTTTGATAATGCTGAAATATCATAGGGGAAAATGATGATTATGGATTTAATGTGTAAATTGCGAAATTTGATTTTAAGAGGAAAAATGACCTCTCTCCAACAAGATGGAGATGCAGTTTACACTATTCAAAGTGAATCTTTAAATCAAAATTATTTAGGAGAGGCGTATTATCCTTATGGATACGCGGGATCTCCTCCTTTAAGTGGCGCATTGGTAATAAATTTAGCATTAAGTGCTCAGCCAGAGAATGTAGTATCATTACCTTATAATCCTACTTCTCGATGGAAAGGATTACAACCTGGAGAAGTTCAAATAGGTAATCAATTATTAGAAACATATATTAAATTTGATGCAGCGGGTAATATTATTATTAAAGGAAATGTACAAGTAGAAGGGGATGTTAGTGCTACTGGTACAATTAGTGATGGTGTCACGAGCATGACAGCGATGAGAAATGCTTATAATAATCATACTCATTCAGACCCTCAAGGAGGAGATACCGGTCCTCCCAGTATACCTATGTAGGAGGAAATATGTTAAATGAACAAGTAGATTTGAAATTGACTGATAATGGTGATTATTTTGATATTAGCTTTGCTGAAAATGGAGATTTTGCTACTACTTCTGGTTTAAACACTTCATTAATAGTTACTTTTTTAACCGATAGGCGCGCTGATTCTAGTGAGATTAATAATCCTCGGTATCGACGTGGATGGTGGGGTAATTTATTTCAGCTTGACTCAACTTTTCCAGAAATTGGTTCTAAAGTGTGGTTGTTAGATCAAAGTGCTAATTTGCAAGATAGTGTAAATAACGCAATTGCTTATGTTCAAGATGCGTACAGTTGGCTTCTTACGTTAGGATATGCTGATGAAGTTGAGGTGACAGCTACAAGTAATTTTGATACAATTAATATAAATATAAAAGTTATAAAAAACAATGATGTAGTGAGTGAACAAGTTTATAATTTGTGGCAAAATACGGTAAAGGAGATAATTAGTGGCTGATTTAACCTTTCCTACTTTACAAGAAGTAGTACAACGAATATTAATTGATGCTCAAAATGAATTTCCTGAGAGTAACCCTTACTTACCTAATTCTTATTTAAATGCATATTTGACTGCTAATGCTGGGCGTTATTATGAAAATTTTAACCAAATGCAAGCTCTTTTTAATTTATTATTTTTAACTACTACCAGTGATGATTTTTTAGACGAGTGGGGTTCTATTTTTGGATTAACTCGTTTTGCCGCATCTCCTGCAATTGGGGATGTAACTGCTCAAGGAGTATTGGGTACTCTTATTCCCAGTGGAACAGTTCTTATAAACAGTTCTGGCGATCAGTATCAATCTGTTAACGATTCTAGTGTTCAGTTAGTAAACATTGGGATCACTTTATCTCGTGTTGGAAGTGTAGTAACGGCTGTTACAGCCAATACACATTCATTTGCTACGGGTAATAGCGTATCTATTATTAATTCGCCTATTTCTGATTATAACGGGACTTTTACTATTAGCGTTTTAGACAATTTAACTTTTACTTATACTATTTCTACCACTCCTGCTACTCCTACTACGGGGGATGTTGAGGCGTTTATTGCTCCTTTTGAAATTCAATCAGAAGGGTTTGGAGTTGATAAAAATTTGGACAGTGGTGCAACAGTTTCTTTTCAAGGAATTATTCCTGGAATTACTAATAATAATGCAAAAGTTCAAATAGGAGGGGTAATAGGAGGTCAAGATGATGAAACTAATGATGATTATCGGCAGCGTTTATTATTTAGATTGAGAAATCCAGTAGCTAATTTTAGTGTCAGTGACATTGAACAACAAGCATTTTTAGTGCAGGGTGTTACACGAGTATGGGTTTTGCCTGTCACTCCTAGTTTAGGAGCCGTAACAGTATATTTTGTTAGAGATAATCAAGCTGATATTATTCCTACTCCTACCCAAGTGTTAGAAGTAAGAAATTCAATTTTAGAAATCTTGCCAGCAAATATGGATGAGTCTAATTTAATTGTAAGTGCGCCGATACCGGTTTTAATAGATTTTGTATTTTCTTCTTTATCGCCAGATGTGACTACTTTACAAACCGCCGTGGAAGCTAATTTGGTTCAATTTTTTAAAGATAATGCTGGAGTGGGGGATGATATTTTAAAATTAGCATATGATGCTGCTATTTTTAACACAATTGATCCTGAAACTGGTGATACGGTGACTAATTTTACTTTATCTTCTCCTACAGGAGATATTACGATTAATAGTAATGAAATAGGAATATTAAACGATGTCACTTTCTCTTAATCCTCAAGATTTCTTACCGAAATCAGAAGTAGATAATATTAAGTCTTTTTCTGATTTAATGCCTCTTAATAAGAGATTGTGGGTGGCTACTAGAATTGCAGAAGCAAACGCCTACCGTTTATTAAAAATATTAGCCCAAGAATTGGCACGTTTTCAATTATTAGAATATGAAATTGCTAATCAATACATTCCTAATTTTGATGATTCTTTTATTGAATCATGGGAACAAAATTTAGGAATTCCTGATAGTTGTTTTTCTATTGCAGTCGATGATGACGAACGTCGTAGGAATATTATTATAAAATTAGCATACATGAATTTTCAAACAGCAGAAGATTATGAAAAATTAGGAGAATTATTGGGATTAAATGTTCAAGTCTTTCCCAATGTCCCTGCTACTCCTTATCAATGGACTATTAATATTGATTCCACAGATACAAATGTTTTCACTTATACTTTTCCTATTACTTTTTCTAAAAATTTCATAGGATTATTTGAATGTATTGTAGAAAAACAAAAACCGGCACATACTCAAGTATTATTTAGTTTTAGCGGGAATGCTTATACTACTAATAACGGAGATGTTTATACAACTAATGGCGGTGACGTCTATGTCACAGGAGGATCTTTCTAATGGCAGATGTTAAATTAAGTGAAACTACTTTAGTGTATGGAGATATTACAAATGATAATGGATTGGGAGGCATAGATATGAATTCTATGGTTTTGCCTAATATGGGAACTCCTTCTGTTTCAACAGATTCAGCAAATAAAGATTATGTAGATGCTCAAGTATCTACGGTTCCATTTTATAATTTTACAAATGTTTTAACAAGCAGTTCAGCATTATCTTCTCAAGAACCAACAGCATTAAATACTCCTCAATTGGTTAGTTTTGGAGCAGAGATATTAAGTGGAGATGTTCAATTACAGAAAAATCAACCTGCTGATCCTGAAGGGAATCAAATAGTATTCACTGTGGATGGGGTTTATAGCATTACTGCTATTTTCATATTAGCTAGAGCGGGAGGAGCCGGAAATGCAAATGTAGCTCTTCAAAGTTGTATTGATACAGTTCCTATTCCAAATGGGTTAATTATGGAAAGATTGGCTAATAATGACACTTTTATCACTACGGTTATTACAATTTCAGATTTAGTTATTAGTGGAGCCCCTAAAATATTAGAATTTATGTTAGCTCGGTCATCTCTTCCAGCACCTGCAACTAATGATGGTGGGTTATTTGAAGTAGATATTACATCTGTACTTCCAACCTTTACAATTAGACCATGTGCAACTATAATAGTAAATCGTTTATACTAATGTAGGAGAACATTATGAAAGAAGTACCAGTAAAAGTGACCGGTTCGGTATATACCGCCGAAGAATTTACAGAAGGAGTTTCACAAGAGTCTCAAAATTTAGTACTTAACAGTGGTCAGACATTAGATGAAACTAACTTACATCAAATGACTCAATCAGTTTGCCGTTTTGGATCATCTAAATTTCAATATCTCGATAATGGGTCGACCGTTAATACTTATGTAGTGAGAAGTTACATTCAAATATTTGATTCTAATAGTTTTATTACTCAATATTTTAATGGAATGACCGTAACTTTTAAAGTTCCTATTACTAATACGGGCCCTTCTACTTTAAATGTTGACGGTCTTGGTGCAGTTCCTATTGTTAATGAAAGTAGTGGTCCATTAGATGCCGAAAGATTAAGTGTCCCTTTTTATGTGACGGTTGTTTATTCAAATAATACGTTTATCATTCAAAAAGAAGTAGGCGCTGATGTTATTTTAAGAAACATTTTACAAGGGACAGGGGGAGCGGCATATGTTAATAGCGCTACGGGAGCGAATGTAGAGGATCGTTTAAATGCTTTAGAAAATGAAATTAACACTATTAATTCTTTTCCGCGTGTGCAAGGTTATGGAGCTGTACAGAATGGTTCTATTATTAATCAATTAAACATTGCTACACTAGGAAGGAATGATGTAGGGGGGGCTCAACGATGGTTTTTACAAACTACTACTCCTATACTAAATGTGATAGGTAACAATCTCATAGGGAGTAATGTTGGAAATCAATTTGTGAGTGAAATTATTAACACTACAGAAAGATGGATTTTTCCGGGATTAGCTAATACGTCCGGGGATGCGTCTTTTCAATTTATATGGGTATAGGGGGTAATTATGAGTCAGCATTTTATATATAATATCCCTATTAATCGATTAAATGTTACACATGATGTTATGACCTTTTTTATTTATGCAGAAGGTTCTAACCGATATGTGAGCACATTGTCATGGGACCCCATGTATCATCAGTTATATATGCATGAAAAAGAAAGAGTTATAAAAATGGTATATTTAAGTTTTGACGGAGAAGTTAAGACGCCTAACATTTCTACTCAGTTTAGAATGCCTGATGATTTTAAAGGTCCTATTCAGATGGAGAATGGTCCTTCTTATTATTTGACATCTGATTTGAAAGTTAATGCGGACTATGGGATAAAAGAGAATAATTCATATATTCGTATAAATAATTGTTCTCTTTTATTTGAACAATTTAAAGATGGATTATGTTTTGATCTTAATTGTCAGTTTAATGGTGACTTTTCAAAAGGCGAAGGAGGGGTTATAATATTAGGAACTTATGACCAAATTAGTAACCATGGATAATGAAAGAAGCATTTAAATATGTTAAACTAGGAATAACTATAGGGTGGCCGTTACTGGCTGGGGCGGCTACTCTTATAGGAGCATATAAAGCATTTTTATATGAGAATATAAATGAAAATCATTTAATTCATGATAATTATGAAAAAATTCAAAAATTAGAAAAAAATGATAATCGATTAATTTTAAATGATAAAGAAATAAAGGTTCAATTGTCCAATTTTAACTTTAAGATAGAACATATAGAAGATGAAGTCAATGATTTGTTACAAAATTATAAACAAATTGCCAATTATCAACAGATCCTACGAGTGGAGGTAAAACAATTGGCTGAGGGGAAATTAAATATTTCTGAATTTTGGCATTATATTGATTTGGAGGAACATTATGTGGACAATTCTAAATGATGTAAATTTAATGAGTGGTATTGGGGGTTATATTGGAGGTTACTTAAAAGCGGCCCAAATGAATCGACATGAATTGGATGTTTTGCATGTTCTGGGCCAATATGAAATGCAAGAAAGTGCTAGGCGAGATCAAACTTTAAGTACCAAAATTGGACGTTTTTTATTAGTAGGAGGAATATTAGTAATGATTTTCTATATGATTATTATTACATTAGCTAAAGATATCCCTTTAACAATTGAAACAGTGGAACATACAGGAGGGTTAACTCGTTTATTTTATGGACCTACGCGAGAAGTTTTTACCACCTTAAGAGGAGCGGTAATTCCTGATTGGATGCCTCAAATTCTTATTGGAGCCATGACTTTTTGGTTTGGCGTGCAAAGAAAGTGACGGTTTTATTAAACAGACCGTCTAACTGTCCCCAATCATACTTTTAAACTTGCTTATAGCATCTAAAAAACCATAGGCTGTAATCCACACATATCCATAAGATTCTAAATGAGGTTTGAGTTCTTTTTGTTCTTTACTTAGTTTTCCTTTTAAAGTTTTAAACTCAATAAAACATTTATATTGTGGGATAAATAAATCAGGCACCCCTCTTTTTACTCCCATCTTTTTTAATTTAGCCCCCACAATATGGTTACGTATTTCACCATTAGGAGTATGCCAATATATTAAATGAGGATAATGGTACTCTAACCAATTAATAAAATTAATCTGATGTTGCGTCTCGGTCATCAGTTTCTTCTTTTTTATCTTCGGCACTTATATAAGCGAATTTGAAAGGAGACGCCGTCGGAAACATATTATCATTCATTAACATATCATCATTCATTAACATATTATCATTCATTTTATCTTCTCCACTAATTCATATACTCTCTTAATATACCAATCATAATTGATATCGGTATTATTGTCAATAGGTAATAAATTCATAGCTAATTTTATAGGACTATCTTTACAGAGACGTGCTTTTTGTTTTGGAGTTTCACGTTCTAAAATATGACCTTCATTAGCAATGTAATAACGTACTTTTCGATCGATTACTGGTTGACCGTCTAACAATAAACGTTTATCTCCTTTTTTTGGAACTTTAGTAAAAAAGCAAAAATCATAAAGAGAATTATGACTAAATACAATATCATCAATACATTCATCATTTAATAAATACCGCAGTACCGCTTCTTGTATGATAGGAGCTTTTATATTATGAGTCCAAGTAGGAAGTAAAAATTCATTTTTTCTCTTTTCTTCACCATCTTGTGTAATGGCATAATAACTATTCACATCTTTTAATATTAAAGTTTTATAATGTGTACATTCTAATTTAAATCCTGTACGTTCTTCCCATTCTTTAATAATAGGAGATGGGATAGGTTCTGTTACTATAATTCCATCCGTATTAGCGCAAATACATTGAGAAGGGTTTAATTTTTCTATCAAATCTATTAAATAAAATTGCCCTAAGAGGCAAATAGTTAAAGCGATATTAGGTGCATAAATTTGTTTTTTGCTATATTTATCACTTAATTTCCCATATAAGGAATTTAATACCAGTTTTAAGGCCGTCGCGCCTTCTTGATTATTCTTTTTTAAATACAATCGTTGATCATAAACACGTTTATAGATGGATCTAAATTTTGGACTTCCTAATTTACAATTTAAAATGATGCTAGGATAATATGAGGAAACGTCATAATCATAAACCTCATGGTAAATTCCAGATTTTTTAAATCCGTGCAAGCCTCCAATTCCTAATTGTATATTACATCCATTAATATCATATTCTTGTTCCATAAAATCTGGCTTTTCTTCCTGGTAAGATTTTAGTGAAATGTTAAAAGCTTTATCATAAAGTTCTTGACTAAAAGTACTTAACTTTAAATTTGATTGTTTATAAAGTCGTCTTGATCTATCTACATATCCATCATCTATTTTAGAAAGGATGGCTTTTTGAGCTAAGTTAGGCGCTCCTCCAAATTCAGTTTTAATATCAAAGAATTTCTTTAAAGATTGACGTGCGTAATATTCTTCTTTAAGTTTTTCCCACAACATTTCAGTAATTTTGACATCATGAATACAGTATCTTTTTACTTCTTTCCATTCCTCATCATTTAAATCTTTATCATCAGGATAAGGAAGGTTTTGTAAGATAGGATATTTTAAACGATGACCAAATTCTTTTAATGAACATTTAGATATTTTAGGACATATTTCTAGTAAATCTACAATATTAGTATTCCAACTAATACATTCATTATTTTTGTTAATAATTTGATCAGATAGCCAATACGCTCGTGTTGTCCACCCTCCATTTTGAATTTTTTGTAAAATCGGATGGTCATAGCGTCTATTATTAAACCCTATCCATAAATAATTCGGATCATCTAAAGGTAATTTTTTAATACGTTGTTCCTCGTCAATAATAGTCATCTTCCCATCTATTAATAAAGCAATACAAAACCGATTGGGATAGACTTCAATGTCATATATAATAGATTTCATCGTAACTTTCCTCCTTAAGAATAGGACGAGATAGAATTGAACTATCATCTTTCGCTTATCGGGCGACTGCTCTACCTTTGAGCTACCGTCCCTTAACGTTTCCACCGAGACTCGAACTCGGACCATTAGAGTGAAAGTCTAATATTCTAACCTTTAAACTATGGAAACTCAATGTAACTTTTCTATAAAATAAGTCTCTTCATATTGATTGTAAAGTTCATACATTTTGAAAAGAAAACATTTGTTATGGTAATATTTTTTATCTTCATACGTGAAACTATTTGAAAAATCAATTTCTTCTTCACAAAAAGAACAATTAATTAAACATTTCAATTTAATTCTTCCCCACCATCAATAATAGCTTCTTCCCCACAGTGTTCTTTTATATAATCTAATGCTTTATTACCATAATACATTTTTCCATCTATCCGCACATGCGGGGCGTTTTCTATATATATTCGACCATCCTTCGGTGAACGAATTAACTTTTTTTCTACCAGAGAATATATTTTCCTCTGGTAGATTTTTTTAGTATGCCGGTTTTCTTTCATCACTCCCACTCCATTTTATCATTAGATGATATTTCAGAATCGCTATCAAAATCAGCCTTATAAGAATCTAAGCCGTCATAAAAGTCTTGATTGGCTTTTTCCGCGTCATATAAGTCAAAAACTTTTTCTTGAACTTTAGCGATTAGATTGATATACATAGTGATATATTTTTGTTTTCGATTTTCAGGATTTTCAGTTTCTCTTAAAACTCCCTTTACATACACTTTATCGCCACTTTGTAGACTATTTAAATCGATATCTTTTTTATAAAGATCAATACATTTTAAATATTCTAAACGCGCATTAATGTTATGCTGATAAATGTATTCTTTATCTAATATATTTAATACTCCAGGGCTTTCCTCTTCAATTTTTTTCAATTTACAAGTAGCTTTTTTAAATTCTTTTTTAGCATCTTCAAAAGCTTCTTTTAAACTGTTATCAAAATCTGATTGTTTGAAATAGAGTAAACCTTCAAATTTCTCTTTATCAATTTTGACTTTAGGATAATTGATAATTGCTTCAGTTTTAAAATATATATTATCGCTCATTAGTTTCTCCTAGTTTATTAAAGTTAATGCCGATTCCGCGTAGCTTCAAGAATAGGTGAATTAGCTTCTGTAGGTACGTAGATCACTTGATTCCCTTTTTCTTTTAGATTTTCAATCCATAAATATTTTAAATAAGATTTGTTTTTATTTAAAGATTGCCTTATAATTTTATTAGCTTTAGCGATTTCTTGTGCTCGAATTATTTCAGCTTGAGCTAGAAGTTTTGCACTTTCTTCTTTAGCTTTTGCTTCTTTAATAGCAATTTGGCGGTTCCAATCCGCTTTTGCCAATTCAGCTTGGTCCACTTTTCCTTGACTCCAAACTTGATATTGCGAATATAATGCACAAGTTCCCCATATAAGAGGAATGATTATTAAAACCACTCCTAATAATGAGAGGATACTCCCTATTGCATATTTAGTATTATCGCTCATTAGTTTCTCCTAGTTTATTAGCTTGACTATAATCGTTAAAACATTTTCGTTGATAGATTCTTTCATATCCTTCAAGAGCCCAATTTAATATACCAGAAGCTTCTTCAGTAAGTTTTTCTTTTAAATTAATATCCTCTTTTCCTACAAAAGATTTTACAAACTTTAAAGAGACCATTCTATTTTTTAATGCTGTATCAATTTCAAAATTAGGAGGCAATTGATTGAATGCGATTACCATTTTAGGAACCTCATAAGTAATATAACGTTTATGGTGTAATTTTCGCATTTCCATACCTCCCGTTGAACTCATTCTTTTTAATTCATTAATAACATTTTTAGAAGTAAAATTTGGCATTTCATCAATGAATATCATTTTTTTATTTTCACATAGAGTAGAGCGTCTTTCGGGAATTAGTAAGTATTCCATTGAACAATCTCCTCCTCCTACTAAATATTGAAGAGTATGAATAATAGTGCTTTTCCCTCCTCTACTGGCACCAAATAAAAAAAGTATTTTTTCTAAAGAACGATCATAAGTTAAACAATATCCAAAAAATTCTTGTAAAGTTTGAACTTGAGGACTCTCTATTATATTAAAATAATCTTTTAAAGTGTGGAACCATAAAGGGCATTTTGCTTGTGGATTGTAATCATAAGGCAATTGCACTTTGCTTAGAATATGACGATCATGTGCTTGAAAATGGAATTTTCCTTTATCCGTATTAAAAATTAATAATCCATTTTGTAAGTTCATATGTTCTACTTTTTGAACGCTTTCATAATTATTTAACATGGATGCTTGTTTCTCTTTATCACTTTTAACGTTAGGGTAATTGATATTTTCGCTCATTATAGTTTCTCCTGGTTTATTAAGTTTTGTTCGATAATATTAGTTTTTAAGATAACTTAAAACATGTTCATAATTTAAATTATCTATATAACGTTCACGTTTTATTATATTATTCATCGCATGATATACTATTATATAACGATTATCTCCTTTATTATCTATTTGTAAAAATATATCAATTTTACAAATAATGTAAGGTATTTCTTTTTCTTGTACAAAATCTACAAAGGGAAGCAATTCTTTAATTTTAACCATTATAGTTTCTCCTGGTTTATTAAGTTTAAAATCTAATCATACCTATTATTCAAGAATTGTCAAGGTTAATATTAAAATAATCACCATTTTTTCCTTTTTTTAAAATGGGCACATCATCTACTTCGTAAAATTGGTCTATGTTATACGTTTTTTTAGGGGAATTCCCTTTATAAGATGAAAAAGACACTATCCCTTTTTTTTTTAAAAACAATGCTAACGCGATAGGAGTTCCTATCAGATATTCTTTTTTTAAATTAAAGTCTTTAAAAATTTCTTCAACCGTCAATATGTCTTTTTTAAATAATTTTAATATTTCTTTTTTCCATGTTGAGTTATGAATGTCAAAATCACAAATGTTATATACGCTTATCTTTCTTACTTTTCTATCAAATGTAAAACTCTTTTTATAACATTTTATATTATATAAATTGGTAAGATGATGACCTAATACAATTGAGTTGTGTATGTACTCATTATTAAGAAGTTTTAATAAATCTTCTACTGAAATATATCCTTCTTTATTCAATAATAAATTTTTAATATGATTAAATAAGTTATTAGGATTCACATAGGATTGTATTGAATATGCTCCCATACTTTTATGGTTTATTTGCTTATTTTTCTTCAGCAATTTTAAATCTTTCCTCCAACGTAGAGGGAAATCTTTTGTTAATATATTTAAATCACGTGCGGTTATTACGGGAACGATCCAATCTTTTAATCTTTCTTTCAATTTGTCTTCCATCTCTTTTTCATTCATCTATTCTAATCTCCAATAACTTATTTGACTTATTGTAATTATCCCATTTATAATAGAATTTGTATAAACAATTAAATTCTAAATTATTAGTTAAATTAGTCACGGCTTCTTTAGACGTTTTGAATTTTATTTCACTCCCATTAGAACTAGAAATTTTTAAGCAGTTACCGTTAGGTATATACTTTAAATCATGCTTCATACATGTAATAAATTTAACATTAGCTTTAATAAACCCTCCACATTCTTTACAATAAGTCGCGCAAGGGAAATTATCATGACCACATTGTTCACATTTTTTAGTTGGCGCTTCTCCTTTTACTAATTTTTTATGACAATGCGAACAATTCTTAAGTCTATAATCCGTTAGTTTAAGGCAGAAAATACAATATTTTTTAAAATCAGTGGGTTTATTATTTTTAACTTCAAAACAAAAACTATTAATAGTATAGTCCCATATATGATTATGTTGTTTTCCGTCCGCTATTCTATCTCCACGTCCAATGATTTGCTCATAGAGGGTGTAAGAATCGGTAGGACGTAAAATGACAATGTGTTCTAAAGCGGGATAATCAAACCCGGTAGTGAGGATTTCACAATTAATTAAATATTGCAATTGCCCACATTTAAATTCTTTAATAATTTGACACCGTTCTTTTTTAGGAAGTTTTCCATGAATAATTTTTGATCCTGGCAGATATTGTTGGGTAATTTCTGCGTGTTTAATGTCACATACAAATATTAATGCTTGTTTATCCTTAGGTGCATTTTCTAAAAAATGATTAATACAATGTTCAGTTTGTGGACAACTATCATCAGATAATTTTTTTACACTTTGAAATGATTCATTCTTTACATTGATAAGACGATCATGAGGAATAAAAGGGAAAGTTCGGGCAGTAAGGAAACCCTTTTGAACTAATTCCTCACGATCAATCTTATACAAACACTTTTTAAACACATGGGGTACTAAATGTCCACAATCTAAACGGAAGGGGGTTGCGGTAAACCCATAAACTTTTTTAGATAATCCCATTAAGGTTTGATACATTCCATCAAATTGACGTACTAGATGACACTCGTCAATGATTAAAATATCCGATTCAATTAACTGGCGGTAGGCTTTATTTACCGTCATACATAGAGCATTAGAATTGATTTTAGCGGCATTTTGTTTCATTAGTTCTAATCTGGGTGTCACCACTAATACCTTTTTATCATGATAATGATGACACAATTCCGCTATAATATGACTTTTGCCTGAACCAGTAGGCGCAATAACACATCCCCCTGTTTCAGAGTTGATACAGCTTTGTAAGGCGTTTTGTTGGTAAGGTCTTAACATTTTTTCTCCATTTCCTCCATATTAGCGTATGATTCTTTATTTGTCAAGATCAATCTTAAACTTTCTCTAAGTTGTAAAAATAATAACCATTTTTAACGGTGCGTGTGACACCTGTCCATTTAATAAGACGATAAAAACGTTGTTGAGTCATTTTAAAATCGCCGGTTGCTTCTTGATAATGTTCTAATAATTCACTGGTCTTCCATATCATGTTTTCGCGCCCTTTTTCTCTTAAAAACACTGTGATTTCTCTCATTTCATCATTAGCTTGATTATAAAGTTCAATGGTCGCTTGACTATAATCATTAAAACGTTTGCGTTGATAAATTCTTTCATATCCTTCTAACGCCCAATTTAAGATTCCTGGCGCTTCTTCTATTAGTTTTTCTTTTAAATGGATATTTTCTTTTCCTACAAATGATTTCACAAACTTTAAAGAAACCATTCTATTTTTTAAAGCGGTATCAATTTCAAAATTAGGAGGCAATTGATTAAACGCTATAACCATTTTAGGAATTTGATGAGTGATATAAGGTTGTTGGTGCAATTTTCGCATTTCCATACCTCCTGTAGAACTCATTCGTTTTAATTCATTAATAACGTTTTTAGAAGTAAAATTGGGAAGTTCGTCAACGAATATCATTTTTTTATTTTCACACAGACTCGAACGTCTTTCAGGGATCAATAAATATTCCATAGAACAATCTCCACCTCCAACAAGATATTGAAGGGTATGCGTAATAGTTCCTTTTCCCCCTCGACTGGCGCCAAATAAAAAAAGTATCTTCTCTAAAGATCTATCATAGGTTAAACAATACCCGAAAAATTCTTGAAGAGTTTGAACTTGTGGGCTTTCTATCATGTTAAAGTAATCTTTTAAAGTTTGTAACCATAAAGGGCATTTAGCTTTAGGATTGTACTCATAAGATAATTGAACTTTACTTAAAATGTGGCGGTCATGGGCTTGAAAATCAAATTTTCCTTTTTCTGTATTAAAAATTAATAATCCATTTTTTAAATTCATATGTTCTACTTTTTGAACACTATCATAATTGTTCAACATACATGCTTGACTGTACCGTACTAAATCGTCAACATAAGGACGCGATCTTAAATGCTTTTTCCCCAT